GCTGAGTACATCTTAATAAGAGCATCACCAATCATGTCGTCTTTATAGGTATAGTTAATAAAATTACTCTTATAACTTAAACCATAAGCGATTTTTTTAATATTTTCTGCTAAATCGTCAGTCAAGTTATCTGTATCGTAGAACTTTTTTAAAGATTCTTTGAACTCTTTAGGACTTATATAATAATTGGCACTCGACATATTCTTATTCTATTGTACTAGTACAATAAATCAATATATTTTTATGTCTTTAATAGAAAAAGGTATTTTTTCTTTATTATAGATTTTAATACGCTCAGCATTGTGTTGCTCTCCGTAATGTAACATATCACACATATCTATAATTACTAATCGTGTCTTATTAGCGTGTAAACGTAATCCACGGCCGATTGACTGCACGGTTCGTATAAAGGATTTGCCGCCGGCTGCGAAAACAATGTTATGAAGGTTTTTTATGTTAACGCCAGTTGAAAATATAGCACTAATAGCAATACACACTACGTTATTCTCACTTTCCATGATTTTTTTAATGTTTTCACGTTCATCTACCGCAATTTCACCGCGAATAAAGTAAACTTGTTTGTTATCACACACTTTTGACAGTTTTTCATGTAAAATTTCACCGTGTTTGATGTGATTTACCAGTATTAGTGTGTTATTTGACAGTCTTACACATAATTTTGCTAATAAATCGTTTCTTTTTGTACTTTCATATATAAAATCCAACTCATTACGGTAAGAACTGTCAGATAACTGCGGTATTTGTACGTTTCCATGATCAATATTAAGTATTTTTACCTCAACATTGGTTAGAAACTTCTCATCCCGTAGTTCTGCACTCGATTTCTCGTATAAAACAGGTCCGAGACGTCCCATCGTAAACCATTTTTCAATATTATCCTCAGAGAGTGTACCTGTAAAACCATATCTATTACGAGTCTTTATTTTAGATATAATCTTACTAATTTTATTATCAGGTTTAATCTTATGACACTCATCTATTATAAGAAGGTCAACGTATTTAACCCATTCACTACTGTCAAATTGCGATTGAAGTATACCTATGTTACATACTGTAACATTAGCTAGTAAGTCAGGTTTATTTGAACCGGTCCAGTACGTTGTAGTATAACTAATACCACAATCATTAAACTCATTAAATGTTTGTGTTACAAGAGATAAATCAGGAACTATAACAAGGCATTTAAATGTAGCTTTATTATTACAGTTACGATAATAATTTTCAATTAAAGCCGCTGTTGTTAATGTTTTACCAGCACCTGTACCAAGAATACACGTACCCCAACCAAATTTTAAAGCCTTCTTAACTACATCTGCTTGGTAGTCTCTTAATTCTAGATTAAACTTATCATAAAACTCGCACTCCATACCAACATTAAGTGCTTGAGTTAACTTTTCAGTAATTAAAACATCATTTGTTATTTGATTCTTAATGAGATACTTTCTAATCTCCCAATATAAGCCTAAATCACACGAACCAGTAGGTGTAATTACGTATTTTCTAGTAGAAATCTTTACATTTCCTCTACCAAAACGCCTTTGCATAAAAGCTGCGTTTTTATTTTTAACACTAAAGTGTTCACGTAATTCGTTAAAGATGTTTTCATCATTACTACGTATTAAAAGCTTGTTTGTAGACTTATTATAATCTAGTTCAATCATAATTGTTCTAGTTTTTGTATCTCAATAATGTTTTTAATATCAAATCCCATTCCACTCATAATTTTTTCAATCTTTTCGAGGTATTCTATAACAAACTCATAATCTTTTACTTGAACATTAATATTTTGTAGCTCATCTGTTGTTTCTGCAGCTATTTCTGCTGTTTGTTGTGTAATTCTTACCGGTGATTCGCCAATAATACGTTTAACAAGTGATTCTTTTAACGATTTTTTATGTTTTATTAGTTTATGATGAGCAATCTTAGCGTCAATCAGTCTAGCTGCCCAATAATGCTTACGAGATGGCAATTTAAGCTGCACGTCTTTAATATTAAAGTCATTTATAACAAGATCTTTACCGATCTCTTCTTTATATCGTTCTATCAAATCCACATTATCATTATAAATATATTTAATCATGAAATCAACTGTAACTTTTAAGGAATATTTTCAAATATATGTTGAGGATATGACTGCAGGTAGTGTTATGGGTGGTAGTGCAGATGGATTTAGCGCTAATAACCCTAATAGCTCAGATTTTTATGCACGTGGTGATGCGCGAATTGCTACACCTGACCCATATATTCGTACGAGGTCAGGCGCTATAAAACGTCGCAAAAGAAAAGCCAAGCGTAAGAGCAAAAAATAATGGATTTAGGTCATTGGACTACCTTGCTTGATGTAACAGATGGTATTGTACCATATGGCTTTATATATAAAATTACGTGTTTAGCTAATTCTAAATCATATATTGGTAAAAAACAGTGTAAAACTATATTTAAACGTAAACCACTTAAGGGAAAACGTAACAAACGACACGAAGAGCGTGAAACTGATTGGAAAATATATACTTCTTCTTCAAGAGAGCTTAATGAAGACATAATTTTATATGGTAAGGGTAAGTTTATTTTTGAAATCTTGCGTTTTTGTAATTCTAAATTTGAATTATCTTACTTTGAGGCTAAACTTCAATTTGAAGAAGAAGTACTATTAAGGGATGACTATTACAACGGAATTATTAACTTGCGAATCGGTAAACCAAAAAACGCAAATGACTATAGAACACAAAATACCTCGTTATAACCTAAGGTTATTAAATTTTGATTTTGTTCTTAAAGAGACTTTTTGTAAATTTAATAATGATATAAATCTCTATGGTATTAGTAATGATCTTAAAAAAAGAGATGCACAAAAATTCTTTATAAACGCATTAATTATTACTGTATGTGAGCGAATGAAGCTAGGTAAATCAGCTTTATATATTAACAAAAATACTCTTTATTTAAATAGCGATGAAAAAGATACAATCCTCGATATTTCTCTTAAAACCATCAAAAAGTTACCTTTTCAATTTATACTTAGCGATATATCAGTTGATTTTTTTGCTGAAGAGATACATAATAATGTTGTTGAGTCGGTAGTAGTACTCGAAACACAATTACATTATACCAATAACTACGATACACTTAAGTACTCTCTTAAAGACTTAGTGAAATTTTTAAAATCATATAAGTTAAGTTACCTTTATGATGTATACTTCAAGCAGTTAACCAACAAATTGCTGGTAGTCAAATAAATATAGACATGAGTAAGTTTTTAAATTTAGTAGAAAATAATCTACCACCTCAAGACCTTGACAAGAATAGAGAAGTTATACAGGAATTACAACGCCTTTTTGCTAGTAAAGGAATTACATCAACACCGAAGACTTTTAAAGATATTATAACTATTACAGTAGGTGGTAAGACAGTTGATTTAGAACTTAAGCATGTATCTAGTCGGGTAGGTGAAGAGGATGGCGAAGATGATGTATTTGCTGGTGTATTAGCAGTAGATCCAAAAAAATTAAGTAAAAATCCACCAATGGCTAAAGCCAAAAAAGATATAGAAACAGGCATTACAAATATAGCTAAAAAGATAACAACAGCTGTTAATAGTTCCTCACAATACTAATATTATAAATGAAAGTTGATCAATTATTTAAAAAGTATTATAGGATACTTAACGAACAAGACCCGGCGCCTAATGCAGCTGTACCTGAAGCTCCACCTGCAGAAATGGCACCACCTCAAGAAACAGCTCCCACTGAGCCTGAGATTAAGCCAATGGATGCAAATGAGAGAATGGTTATTAAGATCCTAACGAATGCGTTTATTTTTAATAAAACTCTTTTTGATGAAAATAAGCGTAAGTATATTGACAATACAGTTACTGAAATTCAAAACTCCGTTAATGTACCGGTTGCAAAGACAGTAGATAAAATTAAAAAAATAATAAATCTTGATCAAAGCTTATATATTGAATCTAAAACATTAAAATTATTAACAAAGTATAGATTAATGTTGGAACAACCCGCAGACGCTACTGAACCTCAACCAGGTTCAGAAGCTTCAAGTGAGCCTAAAACTAATCAACCAGAGGTACCAGAACAGGATATTAATAGTTTAAATCTTGCTGAAATATTTCCTGAGTATAAGGAATTAATACTATTAGCACTTAATCATATACCAACCGCGGAAGAAATAATGATTCTCAAGCCTGTTGTACGTGAATTTTCTAAGACAGATCCAGACAAAATTACTGTTACTATTAAAGATCTTCTTAATTTTAGAGAAGGTGGTACAGCTAGTAATCGTGAAGGTCGTAAAAGAAGCCTTGAAGGTGACGATAGTATAGAACAATATCTCGCAAATGCGTAACAAACAATTATCAAACGTATATAAACAAGGTGTATTGGGTTATTCAATTCAAAGACCGCTGTATTTACACGTCTTAGGTGAAGCTGATAAAGAAACTAAAAAATATAGTAGAAAAGAATTAGCAACAATTATAGCAGCTGAAGATCCAAATTTAACGGTTGGTTCTAGTAGTAAAGATGCTCGAATTCAACCAACAGGCTCATACGATTCAGCTAAATTTATTCAAACACTTAAAGATGCTGGCTTGGAAGTAATAAGGATAGCAAAGCCTGGTGAAGATGGATCTACTTCTGGTCAACTTCGTACATATATTGTACAAGATGAAGATGGTAATGAGTATCCTGTTGTACTAGGTAAGGGTAAGGATTTTGGTACTAGGGACGAAAATCTTGTTTTAGATAACTTGGAGGAACAAATTAAAGCATTATTATTACAAAATGATGCTGACTACATTACCATTGAGATAAACGGCTATAGTCAAAAAGTAGACGGTATTAAAACTACACCGAAAACACCAAAGAGCGATTTTAATTTTACATATAAAGGTAAACCGGTGTTGTTTATATCACATAAAGCAGGTAAAAAAGCTTCTGACTATCAGCAATATGGCGGTACAACGTGTAAGTCAGGAGAAGATATTTGTCAGAATGAAGAAGTGGAAGAATTTGTTGCTCAAATTAAAGAGATGTATCCTGATGGAATGCCTCCCGGTAAATCTCTATGGAAAAAAATTAAAAAACCTATACTTAAAAAACTTTCTCTTTTTGGTCCAGATTACGGTGAGGAATACGGTGAAGATAATGTTAATGCTTTATATCAGGGTAATATGAAAATCGTACCTGGTAATAATGATACATACAAGCTCGAAGCTCACCATGTAGTTTATAACGGTGATATACCAACAGGTGATTATGAGCCGGTACTGTATGCGAGATTTAGCGGATCTCGTGGTGGTAATCACGGCATTAAAGACTTAAGAACCTCAATTTCACCTATGGCTAAGGTATCGAAAAATACACAATATATTAAATTAAATAAAGCTAATATAACTGCTACTGGACAATCAAATACTAAAATGGAGGATTTATTAGGCAGTATCTAACATACTATGATTAATTTTAAACATTATTATCATGTTATTGTTGAAGGTGGAAACGTATTTAAACAAAATCCTACAACACGAATTCAACTAGCTAATATTAAACCTACAGTTGATATGCTTTCAAACATTGTAGGTATTAACCTTAATAGGAACTTATTAGGTAGTACTGGTAAGCGTGAATCATCTGGTGATTTAGATATTGCAATTAGCAATCAAAAATATACTAAAGATGAATTAACAGCAATATTAAAAAACTGGTGCCAAGAGCGTAATCTCAACCCCAAAGACTATATTGCTAGATCAGGTATTAGTGTACACTTTAGAACCCCAATAATAGGTTTAGATGGTGAATTTGTTCAGACAGACTTTATGTTTGTACCTGATATTAAATGGGCCAAATTTGTACTAGCTAATGATGAGACACCACCATATAAAGGTATGCACAGAGCAGTGATACTTTCAAATCTTGCTAAAAATATTAATTGTAAGTGGAGTGGCTTAAATGGTATTACAAATAGAGAAACTGGAGCTGTAGTTGAAGGGTTGAATCCGGATAGGGTTGCTCAAATATTATTAGGTGATACTCGTGCAAAGGAAGGTAATTTAAAAACAATACCAAACATTATATCATTCCTTTACAAAAAATATAATGATGTAGGTATTGTGTTAAATATATTAAATGATGCAAGACAAACAATCCTTAGAGATGGTTTAGATATAGCTACTTTTTTACCTCAACAAAAATTAACCGAAAGTTCAACAGCTGAAGGTACTCGAGTAGGTGTACAACATCTATACTCAATGTACAAGCCAGATCAATACTCAATGAGCTTTGAGAATTTTTCTAATCTTATTGACGCTTTACAAGAATCAAACAATGTAATACAGCCTGGTAATTCAAGTATATCTGAAAAAGCAGATGGTCTTAGTGTAAAGTTTGGTATAACGCCTGGTAATAAGTTTTTCTTACAAGGTAGTTATTCAGGACCTGTAACAAACGGCGATTTTACAGGTAAGATTAAGCATGAACCAACACGTGTAGCATTTGAGAATAGCTTTAATAAAATTAAAAAACTTGTAACACCAACACTTCAACGATATAAAAAAGATCTTGATCTTAACGGTATAAGAATACAAGCCGAATGGTTGTATTCACCATTTGCTTTATCCCGTGATAATAATCCTAATATTGTTTATTTTGTAGCTACTGATTATCAAAAAGACAAACTAGGTACATGGTCTACATTTCCTATAATTAACGTTACCGACTATCAAGGTAATGAATTAAGTCCTGATATAAAATATGATATAGTTAAGAGTTTAACTGACTTATCTAACGACAAAGTAAAGTTCCTTCCTCTTGATATAGATGTGTTTAGTCCTATTGATTTATCTCAAGAAGTACAAGCTGCTCAACACGAGATAAACAACTTTAAATCACAATATCCTAACTATGAAGAGATTTTAAATAACCCTTCAAGAAAGAGAGAAGATCAGCAAGAAAAGAAATCACTTAGACAACATATTATTAGAGTCTTACTACCAATACAAAAAAGAATGCATCTTAAGATTTTAAAAGAACTAAGTAGATTAGCTGGTAAGCTTGGTGAGTATGAAGGATTAGTAATTAAACTTACCGGTATAGATAATAAGCCATTTACATTTAAAGTTATATCACCATCATTTCATAAAAACAAAGGTAGAATATGATTAACTTTAAACAATTTCTCGAAAGATTAGAAAACGCTGAAACAATAGCTGTTTTACCAGGAGGGTTCAAACCACCCACAAATGGACACTTCCAAGCATTGGAGAATATTCTACAGAACGCAGATAAAGGTGTTGTATTTATTGGTAAAAGTCCACGTGATGGTATAGATCAAGATATGGCATATCAAATATGGAATATTTACGCACCGTATCTTTCTAAACCTATTAAAATCATTAAAAGCCCAGTTACTCCTGTACAATCTACATATGATTTAGCAGTTGAACACAATAACGTAAATTTAGTCGTCGGTGCTGGTGCAAAAGACGGTGATATATCACGGTATAATTCGTTCATCAAGAATCCTGAAAAATACCCACATGTTGAAATTGTAAAGATAGATATACAAGGTGGTGGTATAAGTGGTACAAAAGTACGTGAGATGATAGCAATGAAAGATCCCACTGTTATAGATTATTTTGTACCACCACAAATAAGAGAAACAGATAAAGAAAGAATTAAGAGTATCCTCGGTATAGCATAAATAATGTTATGTTAAAACGTAAAGATCAAGAACTGTTATCTGAAGCTTATGGTAAAATTGGGCATGGAGATGTAAGTGCACCAAGTTTGATGGGCAAGCCTGTTATGATTACCATGGATATGCCAGGAGCTGAAGTATCAGACGAGGATGATTACAGCGATGGTCATCATGAAGTTGATATGGAAGAGGTTGAAATGGCTGTATCAGATCTTGGTAAGTTATCTAAATTAGCTCATAAGTTACTGCACATGCTTGAGGATCAAGAGTCACTTGAAGGTTGGGTAGCTGCTAAAATAACTAAAGCAGCTGACTATATTTCTTCTGTATATGATTATATGAACGATGAGGATGGTGAAAGCTGCGGTTGCTCAGACGAAGAGGGAAT